GCTTGCGGCCGGGGGAGGTGACCGGAGAGGAGGTGGGCCGACACAAGGTCGGATCCAAGGCTCAAGCAAGGCAGGCCCCTTTGGGGGGGCCTGATTCCCTTGCTCTCGTGGGGTGGTTTTCTTCTTCGTGTTTCCCGTTGGCGATGCTTAACCGTAACGTTTCGCCAGAGCGACCAACATGCTGTTGGATTGCTCCCTCAAGCCGGGGGGCTCCACCGTTCCGATGGATTGACCAACATCCTGTTGGATCCGGATTGCCTTCGGCGACCTCGCAGGGGCGACCGGTTCTCAAGCCGAAGGGCTCTCCCCACGGAGAGTGCTTAAGGCTCTGCCCTAAGAACCCGTCCTCAAGCCGGAAGGCTCTCTTCACAGAGGGTGCTCAAGGTTCCACCCTGAGAACCGGGTTCCTACGCGGAAGGCGTGAGGGCTCTGCCCTAAGACCCGCTCTTAACAGAGGGTTCACAACCTTCGAGTGTTATCCAGGACAGCTGTGTTTATGTTTTGGGTTCCAAATTTTGAACACCCCCCTCCCTGGGTTGGGAGAATGGGGAAAGGAGAAAGTAATGAGTGAGGTTAAATTAACAGGCAAAGCTGTAATGGAATACATAACAAAGAGATTCCCTCAGCAAATAATAGATAGAGATCTGGCAGTAAAAGTAAAAGCTTGCGTCAAATGCAGGGGGGATGCCTCCGAGTTCAAAGATGAACTATCTGCAAAAGAATACACGATCAGTGGCTGGTGCCAAAAGTGCCAGGATGCGTTCTTTGGATAATCAAACAACAACTAACCAGGAGAAATACCATGGGAGCTATGAAAGAATTATTTATGCAAATGCAAGAACAGGGCGTAACAGTTCTGAACAACTACGAGGAAATGGATGCAGCCATCAGGCATGAACATGCAATCAACTTTCTCCTCGGGGAAATTGGGGATGCCATGCACGAGTTGTTTATGCTCACTGGCATGTCTGAAGATGAGCTTATAATTAAGACCAATGAACTTGTTAAAGAAGCATCGGAAAGGATTAACCTATGACGCTTAAGATAGATAAAGAGTTTTTCAAAAACCTTGACCCTACACTCTCATCTAATGAGTCCAGTGTGCTGGTTAAGTTGAACAAGATCCCTATGCCCTGGGATAATGGTTTGACCCATGTGGATAAAGTCAACATGAATGAGCAAGACATTATCATGGCCCTTGATAACCTTAAAGAGCTTGGTGTCTCTCGACGTGTTGTCGTTAGATTCTTAATTCAAGAAGTTAGAGATATTTTTGGAGGTAATAAGTAATGGCCGGTGAACCACCTTTAGATCCACCTGATGAAATAGAATTGCCAGAACCCGACCAGGATGACTGGGACCAGTGGAGACTTGTCAGCAGGGCAGAAGACTTCTGGGAATGGATTATGGAAGATAAGATTGATGAGCTTACTGAAGCCATCGAGCATGTGTTAGTCCCATTCATACCTGGCGGGAAAGGTAGGCCAGGCAGTGACAGTTCAAAACGCAAGGCTGGACAGGCACTGGTTGACCTTATTGAAGAATGGATACAAATGGGAGATCTTAACGATTACCATGAAGACAATCCATCAGGCCCTCCTGAGCGTGATGGACCTGTCGATGAACCACCTTATGAACCAGTGCATAGATACTATGACGGAACAGGGAATCCATACGGATGAATCAAAAAGAAAAAGATATTCTTAAAGCAAACCCAGTCTTAGCAAAACCAGACTTTGCTGAACAGCTAAGGCAATGGGCCAAAAAAGAAGCACAGAAAGAAATGGAGCAAAACAATGCAACTCTCGAAGGTGAGGATTCATCCAGTCCTTGATGAGTCAAATCTATATAAACACGTTAGATGCTGGGTAAATAACCAGAGATCAAACGGTGGATATAAAAGTGTCCAAGATGTTCTTAAAGAAATTCTTGAACATGGATGTCAAAGTGGGATTGTTGGTCATCTCATCTACTACAATGACACCAGAAAATTCTACAAAAAATACAGAGACGATATCTCAGCGCTTCTTGAAGAATTGATTGAAGATACCGGTCTGCCTGTTAGCGGATTGTTTGGTGATAAGTGGGACGATGAAGATCCTCTTGCCAATCACACAACCAATCAAAATCTTCTAGCCTGGTTTGGCTTTGAGGAAACAGCACGACAAGTAGCTCGTGACATTAATCTTGATTACTAGGAGGCACCCAGTGCAAGTAAAAGACATCCGAAAAATAAACAAGAGTGCTCTAAATATCATAGAGCTTCTTGAACAATTCATAAAAGACCATATCCGATATGAAGAAAACACAGATTTAAGAGACAGTCTTAATCAAGCTGCATTCATAGCTGGAATTACTAATAAGAAAATACTTATGCATGAAGCGTTTCTTGATCAGAAATATCCAAACCGCAAAAAAAGAGGAGAGAAACAATGACTAAAAAAAATTGGCCGAACCTGGATGGCCTGAAGACTTACGATGGGCCGAACCAAAGTGCCAAGAATCTATGCACTTTGTCAGGGAGCCATTACACGTATCCCAGTATGAAGATAAGCACACACTCCAAAATAGCAAAATCATTAGTAATGCAAATACGAGAACTACACGGCGACTCAAAACCGGTCGTCCTTTTAACAGACTCACTAAGGCTTCTCGAAGCCCTGGCCATTATGTTCGAAGATACGCCAATCGTAGAAGTGGTGGATATGATTCTTGATCAAGCCTATGAAAGACATGCTGAGATTGAAGCATGGAGGGAGAAACATGACAAAGGTAGCAGTTAGAACTTCATTGAGTGAAGGTATTTTTAGCGCAAGTGCAATATCAACAGTTGAACAATGTGAAATGAAAGCCCATTACGAATACAGTGAAGGCTTTGAATTAAAGACATTAAGTAATGGGTTGAAGACTGGGCTCATGATGCACGATGCACAGGAGATGTACCTAAGAGGACATAACTGTAGTGCAGTCATTAACTCCATTGAGCAAGAGGTTAAGTCAAGGTCCTGGGATGAAGACTTATTGTTTCTTCCCAAGCTGAGAGCATACATCAAAGGATACTACGAGGCTTGGGAGTCTCAAGATGCTGATGCGTTCACTAGTGGCAGGTATGAAGTTTTATCAATAGAAGAAGACTTTGAGCTTAGGTATGGTGGCGGATCTTTAGAGTCAATATTTGTCGGAAGAATGGATGCAGTTCTACTGGACAAAGAACGTGACTGCATTGTTTTAATGGAGCATAAGAATGTCTCCAGTAGAGACTGCCAAGACCCAACCAGTATCTTTTGGCAAAGTCTCATTATGAATAACCAATTAACAATCTATTCAACCTACCTAAAAGAAAAATATAATAAGCCTATCTATGTCTGGTATGACGTTGTTCTTACATCACCAGCAACTAAACCGAAGATTGTAAACAGAAAGACTAAAGAGAGGGAGTCCAATGAAGAGTTCGAAGAGAGAATCACTAATGTCTATATGGATAAGGAGGAAAATAAATACATCAGGAAAATGATTCCAGTTCTTGATGGGCCAAGAGAACAGAGAATGCAAGAGATCATTGGCATTGCATACATGGCAAGCAAGGTCGATTACATTGGCAATGCAAAAAGAAACACTCAAAGCTGTCGTAACTATGGAGGCTGTGCCTTCTTTCAGTCCTGTATTGGGATTGAAAACCCTTACGAGAGTTTGAGATTCAAAAAGAAAGATCATTTCAAGCAAAAGGAAACTGATGAAATCCCGTTTTAATATCGTATCTGCACCGGTAGACATTCAAGTTCCACCTCCCAGGTTAGTCATTTATGGACAACCTAAAGTTGGCAAAACATCTTTTGCATCCAATGCACCCAGTCCTTTGTTAATTCAAACAGAGGATGGTGCAGCAGGATTAAAGATTCCTAAGATTCCTGAGACTCCATGCTCATCATGGGAAGAGTTAATGCAATGTCTGCGTGAAGTTCTTAAGCAAGATCATGACAGAAAAAGTTTAATCATAGACACACTGGATAAAGCTGAACAGCTTGCCCAGGCTCATGTGCTTCAAAATTCCTTTAATGGGAATCATGAAAAATACATGGCCTATTACAAAGGTCCTATCCTTGCCGGTGAAATGATTTCAGAAGTTCTGTCTGCTCTTGATTACATTAGAACCAAGAAAGGAATGAATATCATTCTGATTGCACATGACGGATTGCAACAAGGGGCCAATGCTCTTGGAGATGACTTCAAGAAATGGGCACCAAATCTTAGCAAGTATGCATGGAATAGAGTTAGGGATTGGGCAGATCAAATCGGTCATGCTCAATCAAATTTTAAAGTTATCGATGGTAAAGCCAAAGAACTTGGCAAAGACCGTTGGATACATTTCTTAGGCAGTCCTGGCAGAGATGCTGGTTGTCGTGTTGGGTATGAGATGCCTGACAAAATTAAACTAAACTGGGACGAATATCAGTCCCATATGGGAGAGCAATTATGCCAGTAGTAGGATTTACAGTGAGTGATGAAGATGTAGCACAGTCAAGTGCAGGTTCTAACAAAAGTACGTTTGGGCCAGGTAATTATAAATTCGTAATTACGGATGTTGAGTCAGGAGCAAGTCCCATCAAGGGAACACCTCGACTAGAAGTTAAGATGCTTGTTGAACATGATGGATATGAATTCAAAATGTTTGATGACATCTATCTAACAGAGGGTGCCAAGTGGCGATACATCCAGTTCTGCAAGTCGATGGGGTTTGATCCTACCGGCGAAGTAGATACCGATGACATGCTAGGCAAAGAAGGAGTTCTTCGAACCAAGCTTGAAGACGGTGAAAAGTATATGGATGTTGGTGAGTATTATGCCAAGGACCAAGCCGAGCATGAGCCACTGGGTCCATTCGAGGTTAAGGATAATCCTCACGGCGATGACAACACACCCTTCTAAATGATATAATCTTGGTGGGGATGGGCATGTTCCACTTTGCGATTGAGAATTTTTAATCCTTATCTCGATTGCTTTTTGCTCATCCCCGCCTCTTAGGGATCTTATGCAAATCAACATCAATGCAAACAGTTTGAAGAAACTGGTTAGACTGTTGCGCAATCTTAGCGATGAACTTGAGGGATTGTATCTTGAAAAAAAGAAAGAACAAACTTCCAAGCTTAGAGTTGTATCGCAACACGATGCGTCAATAGAACTAATCGTCGATTATTACAGAGCAACTCATCCGAGTAGAGGGAGATCTATCGCACCAGGGCATACAGATTGGAAGTTAATTAAACGAAGACTAGAGCAGGGCTATAGCCCAGAAGAGTTAAAGACTGCTATCCTTGAAAACTCCACCAGGAAATGGTGGGTTGAGCATAATCGTCACGGCATACAAGACATTATGGGGAAAGATGG